GAAGCGATAATTCATCCGCGAAGAACAGTATCTCGCCTGAGCTGCTCTCGCAGTTGTCTTCGATTCCAGAGCGGGTTAAGACTCGCAACTAATGCCATCAAAGAAAAAGCTAAAGGTTCTCACAGAGCAGCCTGTCTTTAGGAAAGGTGAGCCTCCTAAAAGGAAGGGGGAGAGGGATATAATCATAACCCGAAAGAGGGTTAAGCCCGCACCAGCTCCGTCCCTTATTTTGTCTCCTGACGAGAAGCGTAAGGAGAAGGCTTTGAGTAGAATGGCAAAAGAGCAGGCGGCTTTGGAGGAGGCAAGCCGTCTAGCAAACTTCCCTAAGAACTTTCTGGGTCTGGAAACGTATGATTGGCAGAGGAATGTTTTAGATTCGTTAGAGGAGAAGGAGTGTCAGGTGGCATTGAAGGCGGCTAACGGTTCTGGGAAGACGAGTGTGGTTGCCGTATCCGCTATCTTGTGGCATATGGTTCGCTTCCCCCAAAGTCTTGTGGTCACCACCGCTGGTGTATGGCGGCAGGTTGAGGGTCAGCTTTGGCCGAAGCTTCGGGAGTACGTTAGGGGTTTGGGTCACGGCTGGCGGGCCACCAGCAATGAACTGGAGTACGCCAACGGCAGTCGTGCCGTAGGCTTCAGTACGAATGACGCAGGTAAGTTTGAGGGTTGGCATAGGCAGGGGCCGACAGAGAACCTTTTGATGATTGTGGACGAAGCCAAAACCGTCCCCGATTCTATCTTCACTGCCATTGCCCGCTGCCAGCCATCCAGACTTTTAATTATGAGTAGCCCCGGTACAGCTTCTGGGAGCTTTTACGAAGCATTCACTAAGAAGCGTAAGTTCTGGGACTGCCATACTGTCACCGCTTTTGATTGCCCACATTTGAGTAAGGAGTGGATTGATACTCAGATTGAGATGTACGGTCAGAATAGTCCGTTAATTCGCTCGATGATATATGGGGAGTTTGTGGATGACAGCAATGAGGGGCTTGTTCTTAATCAGAAGACTCTTGAGGAGTGCATACAGAATCCTCCTGAGCTTAAAATGGGTATGAGGGTTGCTTTTATTGACTTTGCCGCTGGCGGAGACGAGTGTGTATTTGCGTTGAGGAACGGGAATAAGATTGTGGAGATGGTTACGTGGCGGGAGAGGAATACTAATGTCACCATTGGTAAGATTTTGAATTTGATTAAAAGGCACAATCTGGCACAGGACGAGGTATATGCCGATGAAGGTGGTCTGGGACTACCTCTGTGCGATGCTTTAATGGATGCGGGGTACGATATCCATAGGGTTAACTTTGGTGCGAAACCATTCGACAGTAGATACTCCAATCGTTCTTCTGAGATGTGGCATACAGCCGCAAGAATTATTGAGAAGCGGGAGATTATTATGCCTGACGATGGTATGTTGCATCAGCAAATGGTAACGAGAAGGGCAGAGGTCAGCAGGACAGGCAAGCTGGGGCTGGAACCCAAAGACAGAATGCGTGCTCGCGGCCTCGATAGCCCTGACCGTGCGGATGCAATAATGGGTTGCATCTCCTGCGGTGGAGGGGTCGGAGGAACGTGGGAGCGGTTTAACTCAATATCCCGTCCCTCCGTAGGTGAGCTTATGGAAGATGCTGCATCAAATTTTGCAGAAGATAGCTTGCCAAGCGGTATGTTTGTGGGGTATTAGAGGTCAAGTAAATTTTGCGTTTACAAAGGTCAGCACTAAGACCTGCTGAAACAAGCGAAGGTATTTGTTTTGTTTGCGGGGAGCTGGGACAAATTGTTGCTTACGACACTGTTTGTAATGGAAGCGTTTGCGAAGGATGCATTGATGGTGCAGTCGCAGTTGAGATTTTAATGATAGCGGTTTGGTCAACAAGAAAAGTAAGACACCCTAACAAAGGAGAATCCAATGACTGGTTACGGAACTAAAACAAAGATCAAGAAGAGAAAAAAGTCGAAGAAGTCCAACACAGCAGACTCTAATGTGGGTAACCGCCGAGGTCGGGGAAGAGGAAGATAAACAAGTGAGCAGAGAACTTTATTCCGATATTGTTGACGACATCGCCAGCCGCGCACGTTGGGAAACACGTCAGTCTCTTTGGTATCAGATGCGTAACGATGGTTTACGCCGCCGCCAAAAGCCGTGGAACAATGCTTCCGATTTCCACTTCCCTTTAATAGACACCACCATCAATAAGCTTAAACCAGCTTTTTTCCAGCAGTCTATGGGGCTGGATGTTCTGGCAACCTTTGTGCCAATGCGTCAACAGCTTTCGGCCTTCACTACTGCTGCCGAACATTGGTTCAGTTATAAGCTTAACGAGAAAAGCAACTATGCTTCTGAGGTGATGAGTTGGATTGACCATATGCTTGTTAGCGGGCAGGGGGTTATGAAGATTTACTGGAACACAGACAAGAAGCAGGTCGAGTACCAGTCTGTTGACCCGATGTATATCATTGTCCCACCGTGGACAAAGGGCATCGACACCGCTGACCGGATCACTCAAGTGATGCCTATGAGCCTAGAGCATTACAAGCGTTTGGGAATTTACGATACAAGCAAAGCAACTCTTGAACGAATCAAGGGTGGCAAGCTGGGGGACTCTGGAGTAACGGACGGACTCAAGTATGAGAGGGAAATCCGTGAGGGCATTACCCATTCCAACGATGAGGATCAAGTAATTGTTTGGGAGTCCTACACTCGCAACGAGGACGGTAAGTGGATAATTAAATGCTTTTCCCCTCAAGCCCCTGAAATTGATCTTCGTGATGAGATGGAGGTTCCCTTTGATCACGGCCAACCACCCTTTGCCGTAGCGAAATACGAAATCACTGACGGAGGATGGTATTCCCCTCGCGGCGTTTGCGAAGTGCTCGCACCTTTCGAGGCTTCGATGTGTAAGATTTGGAATGAGAAGATGGACGCTTTCACGCTGTTCAATAAGCCCCTCTTCCGAGCCGAGCGTGACCTGCCCAATAGTGTCAATTTACGGCTAAATCCCGGCCAAATCCTGCCTTTTGGCATCGCTCCGGTTCAAATGCCGAACACTCCAATGGACTTTGATAAGGAAGTTTCACAGACGCAGTCCATAGCTGAGCAACGAGTTACCGTTCCCGACTATGGAATTATGGCGGACAGGGATCGTCGCACTGCTACTGAAATCGAATCAGTTAACGCTCAGGCGCAGCAGAATATGGATTTGCGTTTGCGACTCTTCCGACAAGCATTGGGTGATTTGTTCCGAATGTCTTGGAGCCTTCTTCTCCAGCACGATAAGAAAAGTCTTCAGTACCGATTCTTAGAGGACAGCCTGACTGTTGACCCAGTCGCCTTGCACGATGAGTACCAACTTGAGCCGCGAGGCGGAATGGATATGGTAAGTCGTGCAATGCTTTTGAACAGAGCCATTCAACGCAAGCAGTTGTTTATGAACTCGCCGTGGATCAATCAGGTGGAACTTGATAAGTCTATTCTTGAGCTGGAAGACCCATCACTTATTCCCAGACTCGTTCAAGACCCGAACCAAAAAGCTGCTGCTGAAGTTACAGACGAGCAGCAGATTTTGCCAGCACTGTTGATTGGTGAAATGATTCCGGTTGATCAGGTTAATGAACACCCAGCTCGCATAGGGGTTCTTATGCAGTACCTTGAAAAGGCGCGTCAGGCTGGTCTGCAAATTAGCCCAGACGGCCAGCGGGCTGTTATGGCTAGACTTGATCAGTTGCTTTCTGGCTATGAACAAGTTGATACAAACAATGCTCGCGCTATGAGAGCTGATGTCGAAGACTACCTACAGAACGTAGGGATGATCCCATCGGCTGAAGATCAGCAGGCTGCTCAGATGCAACAAGTTATGCAACAGGTTCAACAACAGCAACAGCAACCGCAACCGCAAATACAAACGCAACCACAATAAGGATTAAAGTTATGCCGGACAAAAAGAAACAAAAAAGCCTAGCTAATCAAGATAAGCCCAACACAGACCCAACCAAAGGATTTGTAGCTTCACCATCAAAGAAGAAGTCGGCAGTTCAGAAAACACCGAAATACGTTAAGGAGTTTTTTGATCCATCCGGCACTGAGGAGAAGCGTAAGGGTAAGGCAAAATCTGAAGAAAATAGACTGTTTCCGCTTGGTAAGCATAAGGGCGGGTATCACGTTATTGACGGGGAAAAAGTTTACACCGGAGGAATGTATGGATTACCGAGAGAAGAAGCTCCACATTTAAGAGAGTCTACAAAGATTCCGGTTAACTCCAATGCATACCCATCAGTTACTGACATAAAGGATACCGACCTGCCCAAAGGTGCGGCAAGTCATTTTGCCAATATGGTATTGCAACTGCCAACCAAATCGGGGCGAACTATGAAGGATGCATACGAAAAGGATGTGATGTATTATATGGCGTTATTAAAGGACGAACACCCAAACAATGACCAGACCAAAGAGAATGCAGAACGATTGCTTTGGAAACTTCCATTAAAAGGTGGCCCTAGCCAGCCATCTCGAAAAGGTATGATTATGGGGGGTAAGTAGAAAATGAAGTGGTGATGAAATTTTTAAAGTTCATTTCTATTGCTTGGCGTTTGTCCAAACACATACCGTGGATCGGTGAACCGGACTGGACAAGACGGGAAGCTGGAGCATTACGCAAGTTTCTTGTGTCTGATGAAGGTAAGCAGTTTCGTATGATTATGCTTAATATGGTTCTCAAGCAGAACCAGCAAGCGGTATCAAGTAAAAAAGAGCTTGAATTTAATGCTGGATTTGCGAATGGTGTGAGGACAGCCGTTCACACGGTTGAAGCTTTAGCCACAGATGTGGAAGAGTTGGAAGAATTTACATCGGATACACTTGGAGCCGAGTACCCGATGAGTGAAGGCTCCACAGCAACGACCAATCGGTTTAGTGCGTTGATTGGACGAGGATAGCACTAATTGGAAAAGCAAAATGCCAGAAGAAAACGGTGAAGTAACCGCCGAGCAAATGTTGGCCGCAGCCGCTGAGTATGATAGCTCAGTTGCTGCGGAGGAACCCGAACCGCAGTTTGAACTTTCTAAGGAACCGGAAACGGATTCGGAAGAGGTTCAGGAAGCTGAAGCAGAAATAGTAGATGCGGATGCGGATGAGGAAACAGAAGCTCAGGCTGATACGGAATCTGATTCCGAAAAGCAGGATGCTGACGAACAGGTAAGTTCATTGACAGAGGGCGAGGCTCCAGAAGCGAAGGAGCAACCCAAAAAAAGTAAGTGGGCTAAGAATGAACAGCGCAAGTCTCGTTCGTGGCAGGAAATTAATTCTGCCAAAGAAGAGATGAAAGTTGAGCGCGAGAAACTTGAGGCATCTCGTAAAGAGATAGAAATGCTCAAGACTAAGGTTCAGGAAGGCAACGCTTACAGGGACGAAGATGGTCTATCGGCTGATGACTGGGACAAGATCGCAGAGGAAGCTGAAGATGGTGGCGACAGAGAAGATGCCAAGATTGCTAAAAAGGAAGCTGATAAGCTCCGAAATAAAGGCAATGAAACGGTAAGCGAACTGGAAGCCGAAGAGATCAGCAAGAAGCACGAAGCTGACTGGAAAGACGCATTCAATGATTTGCGTGGAAAAAATCCAGAGCTGGATGACAAAGAAGCTGACCTCACCAAAAAGACCAACGAACTCCTACGGGAATATCCCGAACTGGTTTATTTGCCAGAAGGCAAGGGGCTGCGTCACGCAGTCAAGATTGCTAAGTGGCAAATTACAGCTAGTTCTGCGGAATCGAGCCAAGCCGAAGTTAAAGAGCTTACCGAAAAACTAACTAAACTGGAAAAAAAACTATCAGTTAATGGCGGGTTTACGAACGAGAAGGCTTCAAAGTCCAGATCGTTTGATGACCTGTCGGACAACGAGCAGCTAGACCATCTTAGGAGAGCTGCCTTGGAGTACGACAACGCGATGTAACTGAGTAACACAAATAAAACTATGGCTACTAATACAACTAGTACAAGCGGCCTTACTGACCAGTATCAAAATTATTTCAGCAAGAAATTGCTGTCCTACGCTGTTCAAGCATTGGTATTGGATCAGTTCGCCGAGAAATCCCCGCTTCCTGCGAAGTCGGGCCACAAAGCAATCACTATGTTCCGCTACGGAGCACCTTCTACGGGCAACATTGTTGGCCTTACTGAGGGTACGCCAATTGGTTCATCCGGTGAACGCGCATTGACCCTTGAGAAGATTGAGAAATCTCTCACTCAAAGAGGTCAGATCATCAAGATGTCAGATATCCTGACCGCAACGGACTTGTTCAACAGCTTACAGCAGTCGATCAAGACCAACGGTGAAGATGCTGCTCTTGACTTGGACACGCAAACTCGGAACACCGTTATCGGCTCTAATGCCGCTGGCGATGCAAAAGAGAACGGCGATGGTTCCGCTCTGGATAACAGCGACTCTCTTACTGAGTTGTATGCTGGTGGAGCTGCTAACTATTCCGCTCTTAACTCCGATACTGACAGCTCGACTGTTCTGAAAGCCTCGGACGTTCTGGACGCAGTTACCAAATTAAAGGTAAACCGCGCTCAGCCTGCCAAAGGTGGGATGTACGTTTGCGCCGCAAGTCCTCAAGTCATTAGTGACATTATGCAGGACACGACGTGGGTAAACGCAGCTCAGTACAGCAATGTTGAAGACCTGTACAAGGGTGAAGTTGGAAGTCTGTACGGAGCTAAATTCGTAACGACTACTAATCCGTGGATATCCACTGGTTCTGGTACTGAAGATGACCGCTTTGCTTATGCAACTGGTGGAAGTTCAGACCTTGCCGCTGGTGCTCGCGTCTTTGCTTCGATCTTCTTGGGTCAGCAAGCATATGGTGTTCCTGAGCTGGGCAGTCAATCGCCGTTCAGCCCGAAGGTTATTATCAACGATCAAGCTGACAAGAGCGATCCGCTCAATCAGTACTTGACCGCTGGTTTCAAGACCTTCTGGGCCGCTTTGCGACTGAACTGCAACAACTACGCTATTATGCGGAGTAAGAGCAACAGCACTGCTTAGTGAAGTATTCAAGTTATGAAGCCTAAAGGTGGAGTAACCCTTATAATTGCCGTGGGGGGAGGGAAACCTCCCCACCACGGTCATACTAATAGTGGAAACGAAAATTGTGATATGATTAAAATTCCTGTGGAAGCATTGTCTTCTGAAGATGAAGCTGGCGAAGCTATGTCACCCGAAGTTGGTGATATGGTTCAGCTAGGTGTTGTCGAGGGCGAAATTCGCTCTATGGACGGAGACGGTATGGTTCACGTTGAGCTTAAAACTGCTGGCGGTCAGCCAATTGAGTACGCTGAAGAAGAAGCCAAAGAAGATGTGGAAGAAGTATCTGATGAAGATATGGAAGCGCAACTCTTAGCTGCCGCACAACAAGCTGACGAAGAACTGTAAGATGCCTATATACTCTTTCGTTTCCGGCAAGGGTGACGTAATTGATGAGATTGTGCCTAAAGGCACAGAGTCAGTTAACATTGACGGTATTAAGTATAAGAGGTCAATCGTGAGCGAAGGTTTCTCCATAGGTGGATCAGCCGCAGTTCCGTCACAGGCAGATCAGGTTATGAGGGGGTATCAAAAACTTGAAAAGGAAGAAGGTTCACGGTTTCTGAAGAGATCGCCTTTTACAACAAAACAAATTAAAAAAGCTTGGGGGTTCTAGATGGCTGGTAAAAAAACAATTACGAATTTAAACGAATTGACATCTGCTGCGTCAGCAGACGTTTTACCAATTGTAGACGTTAGTGACACCTCGGTGACATCTACTGGTGAAACTAAAAAGATTACGTTTTCTAATCTCAACTCTGGCCTAACGGGCATTACAACATCTCAGCTTGCCGCTGCATCCGTTGTGACCGAGAGTGAAGGGATTGCCAGCAACGACAATGATACCACCCTCCCAACAAGTGCTGCTGTTAAGGATTACGTTGACACAAATGTAACTGCACAAGATTTAGATTTTCAAGGTGATGGAGGCACAGGTGCAGTTGACCTCGATTCACAGAGCCTAGACATTGCTGGCGGCACAAACATCACGACAGCAGCAAGTAGTCAGACCTTAACGGTTAATTTAGACTCTACTATTTCTGGCTTAACTTCAGTTACTTCTACAGGTTTCACCGGAGACCTTACAGGCAATGTGACAGGCAATGTGACAGGTAATGTGACGGGTAACACTTCCGGTTCATCGGGAAGCTGCACTGGCAATTCGGCAACAGCAACTTCCTTAGAGACTGCCAGAACAATAGCTGGAGTAAGTTTTAATGGGACAGGGAATATTGACATTGAGGCTACTGGCTTAAAGTCAACTAGCGAAACTGGTGGAGCAAAGTTTCTGCGAGAAGACGGTGACGGTACTTGCTCTTGGCAGGCAGTGTCTGGCAGCGGGACAGTCACTAGCGTTGGTGGCACTGGAACAGTTAATGGTTTAACGCTTACAGGGACTGTAACTACTGCTGGAAACT